TAGAATAGAGGCAGAACGGATAAAAGTTAAAAATGACCTCAAAGTAGCTTTAGATGCTCAAGACAGTGAGAAAATAATGGAGGCTAATGATGCCTTAACAAAACTTGCTGTAGAAAAGGAAAAAGTTTCTATGTCTCTACAAGATAAGGAGGCAAGAAAAAAAGAAGAAGAGTCACAACCTCAAGCTCAAGAACAGATAACTCCACCAGTTAGTCAAAGGGCTCAAAAATGGGCAGAAGACAACGATTGGTTTGGATCTGATAGAGTTTTAACCAATGCCGCTATGAGTATACATGAAGAACTTGTACAGCAGGGCATTGACGGGGAAAGTGATGAATATTATAATCAAATCAACAAACGTATGAAGGAGTATTTCCCTCAAAAGTTTGCACAATCTTCTACTGAAGAACAACCGCAGAAGGCTGCACCCGTCCAAAATGTAGCCTCCGTAAGTAGAAGACAGGGTGGACGCAAGTCTGTGAAACTCACCAAATCACAGGTAGTTATCGCTAAGAAATTAGGGGTGCCACTAGAGGAATACGCAAAATACGTGAAGGAAGGAGTATAACATGGAAAAAATTAAAACTTCACGCACGTCCGATACGAGAGAGAAAGTTTCTCGTAAGAAAGATTGGACTCCACCATCCAGTTTGGATGCACCAGCTGCACCGCAGGGTTATGCACATAGGTGGATAAGAACTGCAACGGCAGGTTTTGAGGATGCTGCAAATGTATCTAAGAAACTTAGAGAGGGTTGGGAGTTTGTGAAAGCTGAAACACTATTAAGTGAAATAGGTGAACATGATTATCCAATAATCTCAGAAGGAAAACATGCTGGTCTCATCGGAATTGGTGGCCTTGTGTTGGCAAGGATACCAGAGGAGATTTTGAAAAGTCGTGCTGAATATTTTAGTAAGATTACTCAAGATAGAACAAAAGCGATTGATCAAGATCTTATGAAGGAACAACACCCGGACATGCCAATCAATATTGATAGGCAGTCTAGAGTTACCTTTGGTGGTAGTCGTAAAAAATAATTTTTTTGCATTACCTACCCTAAGTAGCTTGGATTAATAATAATAAGGAGAAACTAAACTATGGCTAACGTAAGTGAAAAGTTTGGTCTAAGACCATACAGAAAACTTGACGGAACACCTTTAGTAGGAGCTCAGAACAGATATACGATCAAAGCAAACTATGGGACTGCAATATTCCAAGGTGATTTGGTAATTCCAACATCAACTGGTAATATTGAGAAACATACAGCTAACACATCGGATGCTGTTGTGGGTGTTTTCAATGGAGTCTTCTATACTGATCCAACTACATCGAAACCGACATTTAAGAACTTTTATCCAGGTTCAATCAATGCAAGTGACATCGTTGCATTTGTTGTTGATGACCCAGATGCTGTGTTCTTAGCGGATGCTGATGCGGCTTTTACAAGAGCGGATCTTTTTAAGAACTACTCAATGACAAACACTACAGGTGTGACTCAAACAGGAATATCAAAAGCTCAGCTTGATGTGAGCGTTTCTGGAACAGCAGGTACTTTTGTAATACAAGCAATTGATATCTCACAAGATCCAGATAACAGCGACACAGCAAATGCGAATGCTAATGTTCTTGTAAGAATAAACAATCACTTCTACAGAAGTGGTACAGGTCTAGCGTAATAAGGGAGATATATAACTATGGCAATAAGTAGATCACAACTAGTTAAAGAACTAGAGCCAGGTTTGAACGCCTTGTTCGGCCTGGAATATAATAGGTATGAAAATCAGCATGCTGAGATTTATACTACAGAAACATCTGACAGAGCTTTTGAAGAAGAAGTGATGTTAGCGGGATTTGCTTCTGCACCAACTAAACAAGAAGGTGCTGGAGTCGTGTTTGATCAAGCGAATGAAACATTCACAGCTAGATACACTCACGAAACAATCGCACTAGCATTTGCTATAACTGAAGAAGCGATCGAAGATAACCTATATGACAGACTTGCAGCGAGATACACAAGAGCTCTTGCAAGATCAATGTCAAATACGAAGCAAGTTAAAGCAGCTAACGTATTGAACAATGCACAGATTACTACTGTAACAGGTGGTGACGGAGTATCATTAATTAATGCTTCACACCCACTTTCAACTGGTGGTACATTCTCAAATGTTCTTGCGACAGCAGCAGATCTTAACGAAACTTCGTTAGAGCAATCGTTAATCGACATTGCTGGGTTCGTAGATGAAAGAGGCTTGAAAATAGCTTCTCAAGGTAGAAAAATGATAATTCCAAAAGAATTACAATTTACTGCTGAGAGAATCATGAAGTCTCCTATGAGAACAGGAACTGCTGATAACGATATCAATGCAGTAAGAAGCATGGGAATGGTACCAGAAGGGTATGTTATTAATAACTTCCTAACTGATACAGACTCGTTCTTCCTATTGACTGATATACCTAACGGATTCAAAATGTTCGTTAGATCACCAATCAAAACTGCAATGGAAGGTGACTTCGATACTGGTAACGTAAGATTTAAAGCTAGAGAAAGATACTCTTTTGGATTTTCTGATCCAAGATGTGTATTTGGTAACGGAAATTTACCAACTAGTTAATAGATAATACGTAAGGTATTACATTAAGGGGCGGTGTTCACATCGCCCCTTTTTTTATGTATAATATAAAAACCTAGATAAATTATTATGTCGACTGGCTAGGCGGACGGTATAGAGACGGCATAATCAACGCTATACAAAGGAGAATATTATGGCAAACACAACTTTTTCGGGACCAGTAAGATCGAAAAATGGTTTCATTAACACAGGGCCAGGTGCGGTAAAAGCATTAACATTAGCTACAGATTTAACTGTTGCTGATCATGCAGGAAGATTAATAACTATGGATCCTGCGGGAACACCAACTGCAATTACTATTCCATCAATTATATCTACAGCAGATGCGGCAGTGGCAGGTGCAAGTGATCCAAATAATGCAAGTACAATTGGAACAACTTTTGAAATTCTTTTTATTGATAATTTCACAGGTACGATCAAAACTGCAAACACAGCTGACAAATTTGTTGGTGCTGTTACACTTGGTATTACTGCTTCGACTGCTGGTAAGCAATTTCAAGTAGCAACTAATAACAATGAAGTTAATCTTAATGGTGAAGCTGGAACTGCTACAACAGGTGGTCTAAAAGGATCTATTATTAAATTTACTGCTATTGCAGCTAATTTATATGCTGTTGAGGGTCAGCTTCTTGCTGCGGGAGTACTCGCAACACCTTTTGATAACCAGTAATAAATAATTAGTGGCTCCTTCGGGAGCCACAAACTAAGGAGATTAAATGGCAGCAAAAACTGACATACAAGCAACAAGATCAGATGCAGCAGCTGGAGCTACAGCTATTATAGCTCCACCTGTAAGATTAAGAGGTATAATCATTGCATCTAATGGTGGTGGTGCAGGAGTGTTAGAATTAACAACTACATCAAATACAGGAACAACTTTATTTCTAGCAGATGTTCCAACTGGAGATGTAATTAATTTTAATTTTCCTGAAGATGGTATTCTGTTTCCAAAAGGTATTTTTTGCAAAACAAAAACAAATATTGCAGCTTATACTTTGTTAACAGATAAGTTTTCAGGACCTAACTTAACTACAACAAACGGATAATAAATGCCAGGCGGTTCTTCATTTGTTAGTGATCAATCGGTTGCTCATGCTACGAGCACTGCTCAAATGGTTCCTACAACTAAAAGAGCTAGACTTACTTCCATACAAGCAAAAGGTAATAGTGCTAGTGGATCTATAATTTTTAAAAGTGGGGGAGCGTCTGGTACAACAATAGCAACTTTTCTTTTTGGCGAGGAGGGTTTGGATATGTTTATTCCAGGATCTGGTATTTTGTTTCAAGATGGTATTCATGCAACAATTGGTGGTACTGGTGGAGTAACAATTACATTCACATAATATGTATAAAAAACTTGAGGCTTATAAAAGAGGTGGCGATGTCATGCCAGCTCGTAATAAAAAAAATTTTAGACCAACTGAGAAGGGTGCAGGAATGACAGCAGCTGGTGTTGCTGCCTACAGAAAAGCAAATCCAGGATCAAAATTAAAAACAGCTGTAACGGGAAAAGTAAAACCAGGTTCTAAAGATGCAAAACGTAGAAAGAGTTTTTGTGCGAGATCACTTGGACAAATGAAAAAGTTTCCTAAAGCTGCTAGAGATCCAAACTCAAGATTACGACAAGCAAGGAGAAGATGGAAATGTTAAACTGTGTTATGTGTGGACACCCTTGTCATTGTAAGGGTGTGGGTACATATGTTAATACTAATCAATGCATGGAGCCTAATTGTAATTGTATAAATTGTATTCATGCAGTAGGAGTAGAGGAGGAGAATATGGTAAAAAAAATAGTAAAATGGGTATGGAATATAATTAAATGGCCATTTAAAAAAGCACATGAATGGCTAACAAATTCTTTACCAAAGTAATTTATGGATAAAAAACCACTCAACATTTCAGAATCGGCAGCCGTCCAGATGCCTATGAAGACGGTTGCCAGTCTGATTTTACTAGTCGCAGCAGGCGTCTTTGCATATACCGAGCTTACAGCTAGGTTAGTATCATTAGAGACATCACGTGAATTATTTGAAAATGATCTGCTTAAAAAAAGTGAACAAGTGCCCGTAGACCAGGAGCAACATTTTCTCTTGGAGGATTTGTACAAGTCCGTTGAGAAAATGGAAGAAACTCAGGAGATGAATATGACTAACAAAGTTAATATAGAATTTTTAAGAGAACAACTTGATCAGGCATTATCTGATATTGAAGAATTAAAGGATAAAGTAAGAGCAAATGGAGGTGTTAAATGATAATGGAGGTAGTGGCTCTTCTTATGATAATTGATGGAGAGATCAAAGAACACAGAATTCAAATTGACCCAAACACAAATAAACCCTCAATGGCGATGTGTCTCAAAGGTAAGAGACATGCCACAAGAGGTGAGAAAAAATATAACAAAGATAGTAAAATTCAGCACCAGTGTATAAAGTCTATGGCAGAGGTGGAACAAAATATTGATGGATCTTTATCTATTAAGAAGTTAATATTGGAGTAATGGCTTATCTAAATGCTAACATCCCTCCTATATATTGTAAATTAAGGAAGGAATATTTGTATGATCTTAAAGAACATCACGGAGAAACTGAAGAGTGTGTTATCTTTGGCATCACATCTATTTCAGGTCGTGCAATCTTATTTAATATCATGTTACCCAACGGTGCGTGTTATTGGAGACTGCCTATCTCAGCGTTTTTCCAAAAATCGTATGACAGAGCCAAAGTGCCTGATATGTCAACGCAGCAGTTGGAACTGTGGAATTGTTTTAGTTATTGGCCTAGTGTTCATTGCTTTGATTGGTTGGATGGTGTAAACGGAAAATTTTTAGGATTAGATAAAAAATTTTATCATGGACAATATTTATTCACGATTGATTGGGCTCATCCGGATACTAACATATTGGATACTGAGCATTCTGAAATTCCTCAAGAACATAAGTGTGCACATATACTGGCTCTTGATAACGGTAATTACGCAGCTCAGCCTAACAATCGCCTTCTTTGGCACATTAATAGTTTTACTACTGACACAAGTTGGCCAGACTATAAAGTTCAAACTACTTACTGGGATGCGGAAGCTACGAAAATGGTAACAGAAGACTCAGATAAAATGTTTTATCAAATGGAGAAAAAAGATGAAATTGACACGTAACTTTAGCCTTTCAGAGCTTATTAAATCAGATACAGCCATCAGGCTCGGTATTGATAATAATCCAAACGCAGATCAAATGGAAAAATTAAAATTACTTTGTGAAAATATTCTACAACCAGTGCGTGATCACTTTGGCAGAGTTACGGTTACTAGCTGTTTCCGTTCCCCTGAGCTGTGTCTAAAAATAGGTAGCAGTTTAAATTCACAACATACCCGTGCTGAAGCGGTAGATTTTGAATGCCTGGGCACAAGCAACGCTGAAGTCTTTGATTGGATCAAAGCAAACCTAGAGTGGGACCAAATGATTTTAGAGTTCTTTACTCCTGGAGAGCCCAACAGCGGATGGGTTCATTGTTCTTGGGTAGCTGATAATCCAAGAAAACAATTGTTGAGAGCTTACAAAGAAGATGGTAAAACAAAATACAAACCTGTGATAGGAAACGCAACAGACTTATAATTATGAAAAAAAGAGATCCATTAGTTGGAACTGGAAAAAAACCAAAAGGCTCTGATAGGAGATTATACACAGATGAGAATCCTAAAGATACTGTTAGAATTAAGTTTGCGACTCCTGCTGATGCTCGTGCGACTGCTGCAAAAGTTAAAAAGGTATCTAAACCGTTTGCAAGGAAAATACAAATATTAACAGTAATGGAACAAAGAGCTAAGGTTATGGGTAAAACAGAGGTAGTTAATATTGCAAGAAAAGCAAAAGAATCCATACGCAAAACTCGTAAGGTCTAGAACATTCCGTTCAAAAGTGATAAACTCAAAGAAGTTGTACAACCGCAAAAAGGAGACTAATGCTCTCAAAGCGGCCGCTAAAAAGGAGGACTAGTGTCATTAAATAAAAAAGGTAAAAAAATCATGAGCTCTATGCAGGAGCAATATGGTAAGAAAAAAGGCACTGCTATTTTTTATGCCACAAAAAATAAAGGCAAAATAAAAGGTGTTGAAAAAGCTGCCATGGGTAGAGCTATGTTTAGTCAAACCACTACAAAAGCTCCAGGGGATGCACAACGTGAAAAATATATCGGATCTTACATGAAATCTGAAATAGCAGGTAAGAAAGTAAGTAACGATAGTCTAGTCAATTATTACGGAGATATGTTAAAAGGATTTAAATTATGAGTGAACCAAAACCTATTAAAATTACAATGAATAAACTTGTTGAAGACATGGCAAGAAAAAATCCGAAATTTAGAAAATTTCTACAAGATAAAAAAAGTGGAAAAAGAATAAGAACCCAACCAAAACTTCCTGGTTTAAAAACGGGATCACCAAAAACTTTTTCAGAAATGCAACCTTATGGTGGAAAGTATGCAAAAAAGAAAAAAGAGATGACAGCAACAGCTGCTCAAAACGTTAAAAGATTAATGACACAACCTGATGCTTACGATCCAGAAACAAGGTATATACAGGGATACCAAAAGAAAGGTAATAGAATTAGGGTATTATCAAAAAAAACAACTGATGCAACAAATTTAAAAGCTGAAGCAGCTAAAATGAAAGAAGATTTAGGTGCAGGTTCAAGAGTTGGTATTTTTGAAACACCTATGAGAGTAAGTTCTCGTGGTTTTGAACCGATAAGACTTACACCTAGAAATAGGAAAAAAGGTAAACGTGTACAAATGCCTGTAAGACCAGTGCCACAAAGACCAACGGATAGCAATTTTAAAAAACTTAGAGCTAAAAAATTTAATAAAGGAGGTGGCTTTGATGCAGGCACTCCAGGCAAAGTAAGAGATATTTTAAATAAACGAGTGAGAGTTGGTAATAAATTAGTTGGTGAAAAAGTAACAAGAAAGGATTTAGATAAGTTAAAAAAGGTAGGACTACCAAAAATACAAAAAATTGTAGGAAGTAAAAAATATAATAAAGGTGGTGAGTCTACAATTAAAACTGTAGCTGCTAAATTAAAAAAAGCATCTAAAGCCCATGCGGGACAAGCAAAAGCACTTGAAAAAGTCGTTAAGAAAAATGTCGGTGGATTGATGGATTACTATAAGGATATTTTATAATGGCTACATCAGGAACTACAGGATTTGATTTAAATATAGATGACATCATACAAGAGGCATACGAGAGATGTGCAATTGTAACTAGTTCAGGTTATGATTTAAAATCTGCTAGAAGATCTCTTAACTTATTATTTGCAGAGTGGGGTAACAGGGGCATACATCTTTGGAAAGTTGAACAAGATGAAAATGCTTTAGTGGCAGGACAAGCTTCTTATACAGTTTCATCAGATGTAAATGATGTCTTGGAGGCATTTATATCCTCAACAGCAGCTGCGTCTAACACTTCAAATACACAAGATATATCTTTAACAAAGATAGATAGATCAGCATATGCAGCTATTCCTAATAAGTTTGAAACAGGCACACCATCACAATACTATGTAGATAGGCAAACAACACCTATAATTAATTTATATCAAACACCAGATTTAAGCACATACACTGTTTTAAAATATTTTGTCATAAAAAGAATAGAAGATGCAGGAGCCTACACAGATCAAGCAGATGTTGCATATAGATTTTTACCATGCATGTGTGCAGGTTTAGCATACTATTTATCTATGAAGAAAAACCCACAGTTAGTGCAACAAAATAAAATGATTTACGAAGATGAATTAAAAAGAGCGTTAGATGAAGATGGTCAAAGAGCATCTACATTTATAACTCCACAAAACTTTTACCCAACGAGTATATAATGGCTAAATTTGCTACAGGAAAATATGCTAAAGCGATATCTGACAGATCTGGTATGGAGTTTCCATACAGTGAAATGGTCAGAGAATGGAATGGATCATTAGTACATTATACTGAATTCGAACCTAAACAACCACAGATTAGAAGAAGAAGAACTGTTGCGGACGCTATAGCGATACAAAATGCAAGACCAATGAAGTTTCAACAACCTGCTCAAAAATTTAATAATGATATTACAATTTCTGATTCAGGAGGAACTCAAGTTCAGGTAATTAATTTAACATTACCAGGCATATTTGGATTTGGTGTTTTTTCGCAAAATTTTACAGGAAATGGAATAACTACAACTATTTCATCTATGGCTCCAGATGATGGATCATTACAGAATAGACGAAGACAATTAAGTGCCACTATTGGCAATATAACAGTGAGTATAACATAATGGCTATAACACACGCTAATTTTCTAACACAAGTAAGAAACTATACCGAAGTTTCCGACACAGTTTTAAGTGATACATTAATAGATCAGTTTATTAGAAATGTGGAAATTGATATTGCAGGGAGAGTAGATTATGATGATCTTAGAAGAGCAGCAACCTCAACATTTACAGCTGGAAACAGAGCTGTATCTTTACCTGCTGATTTAATTGTAATGAGATCTGTAGAGCATATTGATTCAGGTGGTAATAGAACTTTTTTAGAAAAAAAAGACTCAAGTTTTATTTCAGAATTTAACGGAACAGGTAAGCAAGGAACACCTAAATACTTTGCAAATTTTGATGATTTTAATATAATTGTAGCTCCAACACCTGCTGCTGCTGATACAGTACAAATTAACTACATACAGGATCCACCACATTTCAACGCATCTACAAATACTTTTATCTCAACTTACCAAGAGTCAATGCTTTTACATGGTGTTCTAGCTGAATGTTTTAGATTTTTAAAAGGCCCTGATAACCTATACAATCTATATAATTCAAAGTATAATGAAGAAATACAAAATTTTGCCCTACAACAAATGGGCAGAAGAAGACGTGCGGAGTATGATGATGGTGTTCCAAGAATTAAAGTACCATCTCCTGCTCCTAACACAACTTATTAATAAGGAGAAAATATGGCTATAACAACTAACGCAATATGTAATTCTTTCAAAAAAGAATTATTAGAAGGTGCTCACAAGTTTCAAGCTGCACCTAACGGAAGCACATACAAACTTGCGATGTTTACAAACTCAGCAACTTTAGGAAAATCAACTGTTGGATATGCAACTACAAATGAAGTTACTTCACCATCTGGTTACACAGCTGGTGGTAAAGCATTAGTAAACGTAGGAACGTCAGTGGCAACTGATACTGCTATAACAGACTTTGCAGATTTATCTTTTGTTGGTGTTACTCTGACTGCAAGAGGAGCTCTTATCTACAACACAACTACAGCAGGTGGATCAAACACTACTGATGCTGTAGCAGTTTTAGATTTTGGTGGAGACAAAACAGCGACTTCAGGAACTTTTACAATTCAGTTTCCTGCATTCACTACTTCGGCAGCTATCTTAAGAATCGCATAATTTATAAAGGAGGAGCCTTGTGGCTGATATTACAGTTTTAGTACAGTCGCCAGGCTCCGAATATTGGGGTCAATCCACATGGGGTTCTAATGACTTTGGTGGATCAGGCATTTCATTAACAACATCTAGCGGCACAGCCACTACTACCGCTGACGCAAATGTAACAGTATCAGGAATTAGTTTAACATCATCTGTTGGAGCAGCCTCGGGTTTTGCTTCATTCTCTACTTCAGTTACAGGAGCATCATCTTCAATATCTCAAGGGTCAGTTATACCTGGCACAGGAGATATAGTAAATTTAACAACTGCTGGTTTACTTCAAACTGCTATAGGAAATGAAACAGCAGAGGGAATAATTGAAGTAGGATGGGGAGGTGATGCTTGGAACGTAAATGCTTGGGGACAACTACAACCTTTTGAAAATGTAACAGGACAGGCTTTAGCGACCTCAATCGGATCAACTACTGTTACTGCTAATGCTAATGTATCAGTTACAGGACAATCAATAACTTCATCAGTAGGAACAGAAGTTGCTGGTATTTCTTTTGCTACAACAGTTACAGGACAATCTCTAACAACCTCTATCGGTACAGAAGTGGTAGATATTGGTGTTCCAGTAACAGGAATTGCAGCCTCAACATCTTCTGGATCTGTAACTATAGATGATACGTTTTTAATTGGTGAGGGTTGGGGTAGAGATACGTATGGAAATTTAGCTTGGGGTGTAAATTACTCTGCTAAAAATAATACTGGACTTTCATTAACATCATCAATTGGTAGTGAATCTTCTTTCACTGATGTGACAGTATCTGTGACAGGTCAAGCTCTAGGTATGACGTTTGGAGTTTATTCCGTTACAGCTAATGCTGATTTATCTATTACTGTAGCTGAACATACAATAACAAGCTCACTCGGCTCTACATCATTAACACAAACTACTACTGAAACATTAACAGGTCAGTCATTAACAACCTCTGCTGGTAACGCACCAGCAGGATTATTCTTAGATGTACCAGTTACAGGTTCATCATTGACTACATCTCAAGGCACTACAAGTTTAACACAAACCACAACAGAACCAGTTACGGGACAGTCTTTAGCATCGTCTTTGGGATCTATTACATCTCTTCCACAAGTAGTAGTAGGAGTTTCAGGATTATCTTTAACTACTGCAATGGGTGAAGAATCTGCTGTAGGTAATGCTTTAGTGGTTCCTACAGGTCAATCTTTAACAACGTCTATTAATGATGTAAACATAACACCGTGGCAAGAGGTTGATTTAGGGGTAAATAATACATGGCAAGATGCTGCTTAGGGTAGGGTTGATTTAACTTGTGACCTTAAGTAAAATTACAAACTATAGGAGAAAAAAATTATGGCTTCATCTTTTTCGTCAGATTTAAAACTCGAACTAATGGCAACCGGAGAAAATGCCGGTACATGGGGTGATAAAACAAATACAAATTTAAATTTAGTTCAACAAGCAGTAGCTGGTTTTGAAGCAATTGATGTTGCATCAGCAGATGTAACACTAGCAATGACAGATGCTACAATTTCAAATGCAAGAAATGCAACTCTTAAATTTACTGGCACATTAGCTGCAAACAGAACTGTTACTTTACCAGATAGTATTGAAAAAGTTTTCAACATTGAAGACGGAACAGATCATGCTGGAAATACATTAACATTTAAAACTGCATCTGGAACAGGTGTGCTTTTATGTGAAGGTAATTGTTATGTTGTTTATTCTGATGGAACTAACATTGTAAAAACAAATGAATATAGAAAATGGAGAACACTTACCGCTGCTGAAACAATTCAAGCAGGAGCTAAACTTTTTATAGATACAACGGGTGGAGCTTTTACAGTTACACTTCCAGCGTCACCAGCTGTTGGTGATGAAGTTCATTTTATAGACTCAAGATTTAATTTTGATACTGCCGCATTGACTGTGGGCAGAAACAGTTCTAAAATAGCAAACGCAAGTTCAGACTTAGTTGTTAATACAGAGGGTGCAGGTTTTGGATTAGTTTTTTCTGGTTCAAATGTAGGCTGGACTTATATGGAGAAATAATATGTCAAATTACGAAGCAACAAGATACGATTTTACTGGAGCAAACCTTACTGGTATCGAGGGTATACCAACTGCAACTATTGTGCCGTGGTCTTCATCCTCAGTTCCATCTGGTTTTTTAGAGTGTGATGGGTCAAACGTTTCAAGATCAACTTATTCTGCTTTATTTGCAATTATAGGAACTACTTACGGATCAGGTGATGGTTCGTCTACTTTTGGTTTACCTGATTTACAAGACAACGTAGCTGTCGGAAAATCAAACAATAAAGCTTTAGCATCAACTGGTGGAGCAAACACTGTAGCTTCAAGTGGAAATGTTGGAGGATCTACAGGATCTCATACATTATCAACGAGTGAAATTGCTTCCCACTCTCACTCATTGGGTTCAAGAAACCCTATGATGATTAATCAGCCACCGGGGCCAAGCACAGGTGCATCTGCACAAGGGCCAGCTGGAGGTTTAGCAACACAATCAGCTGGAGGTGGTGGATCACACTCTCACAACATGAGTGCAACTTTTACAGGGGATTCTACTTCAGTATTACAACCATATTTAACAGTAATATATATTATTAAAACATAGGAGATTAAATAGATGCAAGGTAAATGGACAATAGTATTTGATGACAAAACAATCATTAACCAAAGTGTTCTTAATGATTTAGGTTTTGGAACTCCATACAAAATAGATGATGATGCATTTTGGAGTGATTCAAAATGGGATAACGTTCACGCAATTCAATATGTAGATGATCAAAATGATCATGCCGATTGCGTAGAAATGAAACCAGGAACTTTTGGCAGAAATAAAACTTGGGCCGAAGCTGGTTTTGGAAATTTTACTGATTTATTTATAGTTAAATGGGACGCTGCACACTTAGCACAACTACAAGAAACTTGGGACAATGACAATAATGATGGTGAAACAGCTGAACAAAAGATCAATAGATTAGGTGCTAGACCTACATCTTATACATCATCTTAACATCATCCACGAAGTCAAAAGATATTTCTCACCTGATAATGGTGGATTTCCTCTATGCACGTAAGGAAAACTAGCAGGCCAAATAACTATTCTGCCCGCTTTTGGTTTTACTCTTTTTGAAAAATGTAAAAACTCTGTTTCCCCACCTTCTTCTACATCATTTAAATAAATACTAAAAACCAAACCTCTTTTAGAACTTTCAAAATCTGAATTATGTTCTACATGCCAAACATGATATCCTTCTGTGGGTAGAGTTTTTTGAATTTTAACACTAGTGTATTTAAAAGTTTCAAGATCAAATGCTTTGGCACATCCAGTCATTTCTTCATAATGTTTTAAAGCCTGATCATAATTTACCATCAAAGATTTTAACTCTTCATACCAAAAATGTATTACATTTGGATTAGCAAAATATTGTTGATCTTGTTTTTCTAATGATGAAACTTTTTCAAAAGATTGTCTATTTATAGTTCTATTAAATTTATCTTGGTCTTCAAATAATTTTATGGCTCTATTACACTCTTCTTTAGTTATATAGTTATCGTAAATACCTATAAAATTATTTAGACTTACTTCTCGTTTTTTCATCCATTTTCCTTATTTTTTCATCATAAGTAAATCCGTTTCCATTATCTGATTCAACTATATTGAATATTAAACTGTACCTAGGTTTCTCACTTTCAGATGGATTAAATCCATGAAATATGTAAGGAGGAAATATGTAAAAACTACCGGGTTCAGGTATAATTTCTAAATTTATTTCAGGTAATTGTAAAGGACAACCTTCAGAAAGATATAAAATGCCATGATAACAAGTGTGTATATGAGAAGTTAAATAGTCTCCTTTATTAATTTGATTACCCCAAGCATTTATAACTTTAAATCTATCTTTAAAATGTAAAAATATTTCTGGGTGAGAGACGGTATGTTTAGCTATCACAAAATTTAAAAAGTTTTCAAACAAAGGATGACCTTTAAAGTGATTCCAATCTGTCATACCTCCTTTAACATGAGTGTAATTTTTCATTTTAGGATCTAAATTATTTTTTACTTCTAACATTAAATTGTGAATATGATCGGGAAAAGCGTATTGTCCAAATATAATATTTACATTTCTGATATAACTTACATTTATACTGGTTCTTTGTTCATTAAAGATGCCATGTTTATCTATTATGTTAATCATTCTCTGTCTTTCATTCTTAAAAAATCTATTATATAACGCTATATTATGCTACAAAAATTAAATTTCAAGGCTAGATTAATAAACATCAAAAAAGAATGACAAAAAAATATGCCTCGAGAAGTTAAAAGACTAGATCCATTTCATAAATTGTTTTACAGCTGCACATTAGATGTGCTTGAAAAAGAAATCATACAGATGGAATCTTTTTTTCACGAACATAAAAGAATTCAAACAGATAACGTTCATATAAACGAAGTAGATAATACTTTTAAAGTCATAAACGTTTTAAATTTACCCGCTCTTATTAATTTAAAAAAACAAGTAGAAGAAATCCTACAGCAATTTAAACTAGGAATCAAATCTAGTTGGGGACTGAGATATCAAAAATTTGATACCATGAGATTACATAATCACGGTAATGAACCTGAATTAAAATCAGGAATTATTTATTTAAAAGGTCGGGGACCGGGAACTATTTTTTACGAGGATGCTTTTAGAAGTTGGATGGAGTATTCTTTTAGCCCGGGTGAGTTGTTACTTTTTTCTGAGGTCGTATCTCATGAAGTTAGACCATTAAAAGAAAACGAATATAGATTAGTCATATCATTTAATACTTACAATAAGGAGGACCATGATAAGTAAAGTGGATATAACAGAAGCCATAATGCATTTTCCCAATTTTTTTAATCCTGAAGTTGGAAAATATTGTATAGATTTTTGTAATCATAGAGCTAGTCAAAGTCAAAAATTATCAATCATGGCTGACTCAGATAAAGTTAATACTGAAGTAAGAGATGTAAATGGTTATCCACTTTGTGGAGACAAACCTTCAGATATATTTACTTTTCACAGAATAAAAAAAGAAATTGAAAGAATGGTTTTTAATTATAAAGCTAAGTTTCCAGCAGTAGAGTATAATGGAGTGTTACAAATTGATTTATTGCATTACAAAAAATCAGGTAAATATAAAATGCACGTGGATTTATACAGAAGATCTAATAGAAATTTAAGTTGTATTATAAATTTAAATGAAGACTACGAAGGTGGAGATTTATGTTTTGGAGATCCTAAATGTAATATTATTAAAAGATACAAACTTAAAAAAAATGATATTATATTTTTTCCAAGTAATTTTTTATATCCACATTGCATAGAACCTATAACAAAAGGAGAAAGGTACAGTATTGTAGCATGGCTAGATTAGGTGAAGATTTTTTTTATAAGAAAATAGATAATTTTTTTTCAGAAGAAGAATTAAAATTTTTAGACATCTATACGATGAACGCATTAAAAAAATTTGAAAACATAAATAAAGGCCCTGATGAGTGGGCATTTCAACCTGCGTGGGCAGAGGATGCCGTCATGCAAACTTTTTTAGAAAGTAAATTACCTTTAGTTGAAAAAGAAAGTAATGTTAAATTATATCCCACATATTCTTTTTGGCGTTATTATGTTTTTGGTGGTAAGTTAGCAGAACACACTGACAGACCTTCTTGTGAGATAAGTATTACAGCATGCATGCAAAAATTATCTGATTGGCCTATTGTTGTTGGAAACACAAGTATAGAATTAAAACCGGGTGAGGCTGTTTTATATTCAGGTTGTGCCATTCCACATAGTAGACCGGGCACTTATACTGGTGAAGGTCTGGCTCAAGTTTTTTTACATTATGTAGATAAATCTGGTCCTTTTACTCATCATCGCAATGATGACTTTTTAAAATTTGCAAGATCTAAACAAAGTCCTCAAGACGCATTAAAAATACAAGAGATGAAAGAAAGATATAACTATGAAACTAGTTTACACAATTCCAAATAAACTTTGGTGGATACAAGATTTTCTTGAATATAATATGTATAAAGGTATTCATAATGCGATCATTCGTGAAAGAAAAAAGATTAATCTTCATTCTGTAGAAAAAGATTGGGTAGAGTCTTTATATAATAATCTCGAGCCTGCTAAAAGAGTTGAAGTTAAAAACTACCCGCCATTTGAAAAGTTGAAAACTTTGGTTAAACATAATCAGTATTATCAACTTCCAGAACTCAATCACATATGCACTACGATTCATTACATGACTAAAAACTCTGGAATAAACTGGCATGATGATGGCAAGTGGAAGTATGGTGCTACTTATTATTTAAATAGAAGATGGAATATTCATTGGGGTGGGGAGTTTATGTTTGCGGATGAAAAAGCTCATGGTTTTTTACCTATAATAGGCAACTCTTTGGTTATAGTAAAAGCTCCTATGGATCACAAAGTTAACCCTGTCTTGAGTAAAATTATGCCTAGAATATCTGTTCAAATGTTTATGAAGTGAAATAGATTTCAACTATTGAATATGGTATAATTTAGGATGCCTTTAACAAGTGTACCAATACAACCTGGATTTAATAAACAAGTCACCGAGACTGGAGCTGAGGGTCAATGGGTCGATGGTGATAATGTAAGATTTAGATATGGCTTACCTGAAAAGATAGGTGGGTGGCAACAGCTTACGACAAGCACGTTTGTTGGACAAGCAAGAGAACAACATATGTGGACCGATTTAGAAGGTAGGCAATATGCAGCTCTTGGAACAGATAAACTTTTACTGGTTTATTATTCTAATGCTTTTTATGATATTACTCCATTAGCCTCCACAATATCTGGAGGTACTTTTACATCAACTAACGGTTCAGCTACTGTTACAATAAATGTATCTGGTTCTGGTTTAAATGCAGGTGATTTAATTTTGTTGGACTCAGTAACTTTACCAGGTGGTGGTGCAACCGGATTTTCTGTAAGTGATTTTACAACAAATGCATTTGAAGTACAGTCTGCTACTTTTGCATCGGTTGTTATTACTATGCCTTCAAACGAGACAGGAACTGGTATGACAGCTGCGGGTGCAGTATCTATAAAACCATATGTGGATTTTGGTCCTGCTACTCAAACGTTTGGTTATGGATTTGGTACAGGTCTTTATGGTGGTACAGTTACTAATCCCGTACAAACATCATTAAATGGAGCTTTAAATGCTGATACAGCAGGTACAGGTGGCTCAGGAACTAGTATTACACTTAACTCAGTTGCTAATTTACCAACATCAGGTGTTGTCTTAGTTGATAATGAGTTAATTACTTATAGTGGTATCTCAAGTAACGATTTAACTGGTATTACAAGGGGGGCTAACGGAACAGCGACACCGGGCACCTCAAACGGACAAGCACATTCTAATGGTGCTACAGTAACTGATGCATCAAATTTTACTGGTTTTGGTTCATCTTCAGGAACATCGTCTGTTATTTTAGAACCTGCAAATTGGACATTAGATAATTTTGGTCAACAATTAGTTGCTACCGTAAAGAATGGAAAAACATTTTCATGGAATCCTATAGCTGCAAACACTAATGCTTTAACAACAAGAGCTGTTGTAGTCACAAACGCTCCAACTGCATCAGTAGGATCTGTAGTCTCTGAAAGAGATAGACATTTAATTATTTTAGGAACTGAAACCACAATAGGCACTACATCATCACAAGATAAATTGTTTATAAGATTTTCTGATCAGGAAGATATAAATACTTATGCACCTACATCAACTAATACAGCTGGAACATTTAGACTAGATAGTGGAACTAAAATAGTAGGTGCTGCAAAAGGAAAAGATTACATTTTAATTTTGACTGATACAGCAGCTTACGTAATGCAGTTTGTAGGACCACCATTCACTTTTTCAATTCGTCAAGTTGGATCTAACTGCGGAGCTATAGGTCAACATTCAATGAGATATGTAGATGGTAAAGTATATTGGATGGGGCAAGCTGGAGGTTTTTTTGTTTATGACGGAACAGTAAAATCATTACCTTGTTTAGTTGAAGATTTTGTGTTTACAACTGGAGGTGATAATTTAGGCATCCAGTTTTCTAGTGCTGAGATAGTGTATGCTGGTTATAATACTTTATACTCTGAAATAAATTGGTTTTATCCAAAAAGTGGTTCAACGATTATAGATCGTGTTGTAACTTATAATTACTCTGAGGGAGTATGGACAACAGGCACATTAGATAGAACTACTTACTATGATGCATCTTTATTTGAAAATCCATATGCAACAAAATTTAATTCAACAGGGGTGCCAACTTTCCCAACTATAAATGGTGTTACGAATTCAAGAGGATCTTCTATTTACTACGCACATGAGCAAGGCACTAATGAGGTAGCAGCTAATGGTACATCTACAGCTATTGTATCTTTTATAAAGTCAGGGGATTTTGATTTAGATGTTGAGGGTAATGGTCAATTTTTTATGAGTATGAGAAGGTTTGTTCCCGATTTTAAAGTATTAACTGGTGATGCTAAAATATCAATATTACTTAAAGATTTCCCAGTAGACAATGAATCATCCTCTCCTCTCGGACCCTTTACAATCAACAGTTCAACGACTAAAGTAGATACTAGAGCTAGAGCTAGATTTGCTAGTTTAAGAGTAGAAAATACTTCAGTGAATCAAAGTTGGAGATACGGAACTTTTAGAGCTGATACACAACCAGATGGTATGAGATAATGAGTAGACAAGAATATTCAGCAAAACAAACTCAAACAGGTAAATCACCTGGGATGGGCACTTCATCAAGAAGACCTAATTATAATCCTGGTGGAGGTTTACAGGATAGCAAAAAACCATCTGATAGCGGACGTAAACAACAAGCTGCTTTTTTAAGACAAAACCCACCTGCAACATTAAATGTTTTAAGAAGAGAAGGAGTGCCTTTAATCCCTATGGGAGTTCCAGGCGGGCAAGTGATGAACATTTTAAAACCTTTTAGAGATTTTACTTTAGGATTTAATATAGATTACTTTTCAGATTTAAAAAATAGAACACAAAATGATCCCACTAAAAATATAAATAATTATGAAAGATCAGCAGCTGGGTATAAACAGTATATGGCAGACAGGTTATCAGGTAAGATTGATGCAGCTGGTAATTTACTTAGAGGTGGACAAGACAATGATG